CCGTCGTTCTTACGGGTCTTGGCTCTACGACGATCAAGGCCGGCGACGTGTTCACCATCGCTGATGTTTATGCCGTCAACCCGCAGACCCGTGAGTCCACTGGTTCGCTGTTCCAGTTCGTCGCTCTGGCGGACGTTACGGCGTCCACCACGGCTTCGGTCACTGTTGCCGCGATGTATTCGGCCACGCAGGCTCTTGCCACGGTCGATGCTCTGCCGGTTTCCGGTAAGGCTGTCACGTTCCTCGGCGCTGCGTCTACGCAGTATCCGCAGAACCTGATTTACCACAAGGACGCTATCGCGTTCGCCACTGCCGACCTTCTGCTTCCGCAGGGCGTCGATATGGCGTCGCGTCAGGTCCACAACGGCATCTCGCTCCGCGTTGTTCGTCAGTATGACATCAACAACGACCGACTGCCCTGCCGTATTGACGTTCTGTATGGCTACAGCGTCATTCGTCCGCAGATGGCGGTTCGTCTTTGGGGCTAATAGGAGGGGCGCGCGCCCCTTCTTTCATCTCAAATCAAGGAGCAATAAATCATGGCTATTACTACGCAGGGTGCGTCTTACCCGCTTGAATCGTTCGGCCCAAACCCGGCGCTGCCGCAGGGCACCGGCGGGTATCAGCTTGGCGCTGGCAACCTTAATGAACCGAACATGGTGGCTGTTGCGGCTCCGGCTACTGCGACGGCTTCGGCCACGCTGACGGCTAATCAGGTGCTTAACGGCATCCTGCTAGGTTCGCCCGGCGGATCGGCGGCGTCGTATCAGCTTCCGACTGTCGCTACTCTTGAGGCGGCTATTTCCTCGGCGGCGGCCGTTGGCGAAAGCTTTGACTTCTCGGTCATGAACGTAGACGGCACGGGGTCCGGCGTTATCACGCTGACGACGAACACCGGCTGGACGCTGGTGGGGCTGATGACCGTGGTGGCTACGGCCGGCACGGCGCAGATGTTCCGCGCCCGCAAGACGGGTTCCGCCACTTGGGCGCTGTATCGCATCGCCTAACTACAGGAGAGGGTAATGCCTAATACGAAAGCAGTCGGCGTTGCCTTCTCTGATCCCGAACTTGTTGATGGCACAACCATCACGGGCGCGACGATCAGCGGAGGCACAATCTCCAACGCAACTTCGGTAAGCGCGGGCGACATCACAACTACTGGCGGTCTATATCTGAAATCAGCTACTGTCGCGGCGACGGGGTCTACTCAAGCCAATGCAGCGGCCGTTTCGGATGGCTTCACGCTTGTTTCGGCGGCGGATGGCACCAAGGGTGTGCGTTTGCCGGCGGCCATTGCGGGCCGCACGGTCATTCTAAAGAACAACGCCGCCGCCGTTCTGAAGGTTTGGCCGTCGTCTGGCGATGCTATCAACGCTATCGCCGCCGATTCAAACTTTACAATGACTAACCTTACGGCGTGTATGTATGTCGCGTATGATTCGACCACTTGGTATTCTATCCCGCTGGTCGCGTCTTAATTCAATCCTACGGGCGGCCTATGGGCCGCCTGGCCCTTACCATAGGTGTAAAATGGCTGTAATCTATCTGCGTCACCCCAAGCATGGGGTGAAAATTGCAACTATGGACTTAGAGGCCGATTATGATGAACAGAATGGTTGGGAGCGTTTTGACCCTTGTGACCCTCCTGTTCGGGCCAGAGGCCGCCGTCGCGCAGACCTACACGCAGATGCAGTGGGGGATGAACAAGAACGTAACGCCCTATCAAATAGACCTGAATATTAATGGGGTGTGGCGTAATTTTGCTACCGTAACCCCTACGGGGTCTTTTAGCATCCCGTCTGTTGCGTTTTACGACGCGGCGAAAAAAAACGTCTCAATGGGGCTATCGCCTTATGTGCCTAGTGCCGGCGGCGCTAACGATCAATATAATCTGGCTATCGGCCCTGACACTTTAGCATCGTCACCAAACACCAACCAGAATATCGCCATTGGTTGGTATAATATGCACGATCTTACCGGCTCGTCCGGTGGCCAGAATGTGGCTGTCGGCACCTACGTTCTGCCGTATGCTACAACTACACAATTTGCGACGGGCCTTGGAACGGCTGTTCTGCGAAATATCACCACGGGCGGATTTGGCTCAACGGCCATCGGCCACGGCGCTGCCGCTGGCGATGACACCACGACTGACGTTGGCGGAAAAAATACAACGCCAGCAACGGGCCAGCAGAACACCAATATCGGAGCTTGGTCAGGACAAGAGCAGACAAGCGCAAGTGGCAACTCTTGCCTTGGCGCAAATTCATGCGTCGAAAACGCGGAAGTCGGCTTTAACACAGCTTTAGGTTTTTCGGCGCTTGCAGGCTCGCTGCAAGCTATAAACGACTTGCTCTACGCGAACTCAGTGGCCTATTCCGTCGCTGTCGGTTCGCAAGCTGCTTTGAAAACCAGCGGCGGCGGTCAAACGATTTACGCCCACGGCTTTATTCGTATGCTGACCAATCCAACGCCGGGGAGCACGATTACGCTCGGCACAACGACCGTTACATTCGTCTCCAGTGGCGCGGCGGGCAACCAAGTTAACATTGGGGCGAACGTCTTCGCTACCCTCGCCAATCTTGCGACGATGACTAATGCGTCGTCGGACCCGCAAATTTCGCAGGCGCGGTATTGGGTAAAAAACGCCTACGATTTTGCAGTCCAGTATAAGGTTGCGGGCGTCTCGGGCAATACGTTTGCGCTCGCAACAACCGTCACTGGCGCGACTGTATATGGCTCCGGCGGCTATCTTGATAGAGCGGTTCCGGTAGCATACCCGATTGTTGCTGTCGGCTATCAGTCAATGCGAAACAATCTTGATTCGCAGGAAAATACCGCTGTCGGGTATGCTTCCTTGTATGCTTCTGAGGCAAGCATCGGCAATTCCGCATTTGGGTTTTTGTCGCTGTATAATTTGACCACCGGCAACTCCAATACGGCGATTGGCGACAAAGCGGCGGCGTTAGCGACGACCGGCGACTCTAACACTAATCTCGGCTATAGAGCGGGGTATAATAACGTCACGGGTTCGTTTACGACTTTTATCGGAAGTCAGGCCGGCGACACCAATAAAATTGGCGGAAATACTGGCGTTGGGGCACAGGCGCTATACGCTAACGACGGTTCAACAGGCGGCGCAAGCGGTAATACTTGTGTCGGGTATCAGTGTATCCGCGATAACGTGTCTGGCACGGGCAATACTGCGATTGGCCAAGCCGCAGGCGCGGGAAATACGACCGCAAATTACAACACTTCAATTGGCTTCCTCGCGCACAACACCGCGACCGGATTCTCGAATGTGATTGCGTTAGGTTATAACGCACAGCCTACGGCGAGTAATCAGACTGTTTTGGGTAACGCATCCACGACGGATACTGTTTTTTACGGCTCTATTCACTTTTTGCAGGGCTTCACATCGGGGTCAATTCCTGCCTGCAACGTCGCTAATACGGGGCGTCTTTTCTTGGTAAACGACGCTTTGGCGCCGTCCTACTTAGGCGTATATTCGGGCGGCGGCGCGGTCAAAACGCTCGTCTTGTGCGACGGCACTAACTGGACGTTCCATTGATAATCTCTGAATCGGATGGCCAGTATGGCAGCTACAGTGACCCGCAAACAGTTCTTTACCGCTGTGGCTGAACAGAACGGTATGAACACGCTATACACAGCTATATCCGCAGATACTAACTATCCTGATTGGATAGAGTTTAACTCTGCGAAGTATATAGTCCAAGGTGATGTTCTATACGTGCGGACTCAACTTGCCTTGGGCTATACTTCAGAGCAAATGCAAGCTTTATTCGATGCAGCCGTGCAGGTGCCCGCATGATGACCGTAACCCGCCAGCAATATTTTACCGCCCTAGCTCAACTGGGCGACATGAATTTGCTGTTCCAGGCCATCCCCGCCGACACTAACTCCGATAATTGGATCGAATTTTGGTCGGCAGAATATATTACGCTTAACGACCCTATATCCGTGCTAACTCAAGCATCGCAGGGGTGGACGGATTTGCAAATGATCGCGTTGTTTAACGCGGCGAGTCTTGTTCCCGTCGTTGACCCATCGGCGGTCGTTACCTTCAAGCCTACAGTAACCCGCCAGCAGTTTTTTACTGCGCTGGTTTTGTTAGGAAATATGAATCTACTATACCAAGCGGTGCCTGCCAGCGCGGACACCGTTGAATGGGTAGAGTTTTGGACCGCAGAATATATAACTTTCAACGATCCTATATCCGTGCTGACTCAGGCGTCGCAAGGGTGGACGGAAGGGCAGATGATCGCGCTGTTTACCGCAGCGCAAAATGTTCCTATTGCGGTTCCTTCAACGTCTAACACAATAACATCGACCGCAAATGGTCAGATTAATGGCGCGTTGCGTCTTTTAGGCGTGCTGGCCGAAGGCGAAACGCCATCGGCCGAAACATCGCAGGATGCGCTGTTTGCTCTCAATCAAATGATTGATAGCTGGAACACTGAGCGTCTAGCCGTATTCTCGACGCAGGATCAGGTATTTACTTGGCCCGCTGGCGAACTCAGGCGCACATTAGGGCCGTCAGGAGATTTTCGCGGCAATCGCCCGGTTTTGTTGGATGATGCGACTTACTTTCGTGACCCGCAGACCAACGTGTCTTACGGCATCAAGATCATCAACCAGCAACAATATGATGGCATTGCCGTTAAGACTGTCACCAGCACTTATCCACAGGTCATATGGGTCAATATGACCTATCCA